TGGGAACGATTTAAAGGACCAAGAAAAACGAAATGGTATAAAAGGATTTTACACTTCTATGGTTCGATCAATAGTCAATCCGGATACTCCTTTTGACGAGTTGGGAACTTCCCTGCACCCTTTCTTTGAAGTCTTTAAACTGCGGAATGATCGTAGACAGGCTGAAGAATTGGTAGCAAAACTTGCTGCAGCATCTATCCTGTATAACGAAAACTTAAGCGAATGGTTTTTAGCAACAGAAATTGATAGAGTTCTGTTAGATGAACAGTATGAATCTACGCCTGGAAGGACAGATTTGTCTGAGTGTAAAAAAACATACAAAACTCTGAAGGAAATTTTGGATCAAATGCTTAAAATTGTCAATTCAGCTTCCGACGAGAAAATGGCTAAGAAATCTTTTTCTAGCGGACCTAAGATTCTGTTTGCTTTTGAATTTTTGCTTTACTTAAAGGCAATGAAGTTAGAAATTGTAGATTTCAAAGCCTTTGCTGATACTTACGTGCCGACAATGTACTCAATGTTTCTTGACCAAGAAACCACGTATGAGGGAAGGCAAAAAAGTAGGTTACTGGTAACTTGGAGCGGTATGTTAGGTCTGCACTTGAAAGATCAAATCTTTGCTAAGATTGGAATTTTCCTAAATGCGATAACAGTTGATGGTGAAATTTCTGGAGTCGTAGGAAAGCGTGTCCGATGCTTTAGTGAAGTTCAAATCTTAAATCGATTTGAACAGCAAGGTAAACGATGTGCAATCGAAGGTGCACCAGTCTTTATGAAAGACATCGAAGGTGGTCACATCATCTCACACGCAAATGGTGGAGACAATGGCGATGATAACTTAATCGTCATCACTAAGGAAGTAAACCGAAAGATGGGACGCATGAACCTCGACGAATTCTTAATGAAGTATGGGGAGGAATATCCCAATCACTTATGTCGAGATATTGTAGAAAGAATGGCTGCTAAACAAGCAGCCTAATCAAAAAAAAGCAAGGGTTCGCTCTTGCTTTTTTTTACTTTTTGTGTTATACTATGTACACTTTGAACGGAGTTATATTATGAGTAAATTTTTTAACAGTCTAGTGGAAACACTCAAAGACGAAGACACAAAAATACTATCTGAAGGCGGTGCTTCTGCCGAGTATACAGGTTGTATTGATACGGGGAGTTACGCACTTAATGCTGTTCTCTCGGGTAGCATCTATGGTGGTGTTCCCAACAATAAAGTCACCGCATTCGCTGGTGAATCTGCAACCGGTAAGACATTCTTTGTCTTAGGAATCGTAAAACAATTTTTAGATTCTAATCCGACAGGTGGGGTAATCTACTTCGACACCGAAGCGGCTGTCACGAAAGGTATGATGGAAGACCGAGGTATTGATACTACCCGAGTTATTATTTCTGAGCCTGATACGATTCAGAAGTTCCGACACACCGCACTAAAGATCATTGAAAACTATTCTGCGCAACCAGAAAAAAAGCGCGAACCGATGATTATGATCCTCGATTCTCTCGGGCAACTATCGTCTACCAAGGAAATGGAAGATACGATGGAAGGTAAAGAGACTAAGGATATGACTAAAGCACAAATCCTCAAAGCCACCTTTCGCGTTCTCAATCTGAAGCTAGCAAAGATCGGTGTTCCTCTTATGGTAACGAATCACGTATATGATGTTGTGGGATCATATGTTCCTATGAAAGCAATGTCCGGTGGTTCTGGGTTGAAGTACACCGCATCCACAATCGTGATGCTGACCAAGAAGAAAGAAAAAGATGGCACCACGGTTGTTGGTAATATCGTCAAAGCAAAGATGCAGAAGTCTCGTTTGACCAAAGAGAATGCTCAAGTTGAAATCAAGATAACCTACGAGCATGGTTTGGATCGATACTATGGGCTGCTTGAAATTGCTGAGAAGTATGGAATCTTCACCAAAGTTTCTACTCGGTATGAGTTTCCCGATGGCACTAAGGTCTTTGGTAAGTCTATCAATTCGAATCCGGAAAAATATTACACACCAGAAATCCTTGCTATGATTGATGATGTATGTAAGAAGGAGTTCTTATACGGTAGTGAAGGTGCAGAGTTTGACGAGGTGCTGGAGACTGAAGATGCAGGAGAATAAAGATTATCTTTTAATTGATCCAGAAGAAGGATACGAAGAAAATAAAGATTTGGCAAAAGTCAAGATAATTACTGGTGAATTTTCCGGAGTTGAATATTCATACGGTGTTGTGAGCTTAGATCCTGATGTCAATGACGCCGATGAGTTGCATGTATCGTTCGAATATAATATTCACACTGAAGAAAAGGATTTTATCTTAAATGATGAAAAAAACAAAAAAACATTTGAAAATGTTATAAGTTCTGTGCTAAACTCTATATTAATGGCAACAGTCGATAAAGCGGAAGTGAGATACACAAATGAACTTAGAAAAGAAAATACTGAAACACCTGCTGTATGATGATGAATTTGTACGCAAGACAATTCCTTTCATCAAGGAAGATTACTTTCAGGATATAACCGAGAAGACAGTCTATAAACAGATTGTTGATTATATCCTGAAGTATAAATCTTCACCAACTGTTGATGCCCTTAAGATTGAGGTTGATTCTATATCAAATCTCAACCAAGAGCAGCACAAAAAAGTTGTTGATTATGTTGACGAACTGGCGTACAATGATGTATCAGAAAAAGATACCGAATGGCTGATAGAAAACTCAGAGCAGTTCTGTCAAGAAAAAGCTGTATACAATGCTATTATGGAATCTATTCAGATTCTTGATGATGATACGAAAGCATTAGACAAGGGTGCTATTCCTCAGATTCTAGCAGATGCTTTATCTGTGTCTTTTGACAATCACGTCGGGCACGATTTTATTGCTGATGCTGAAGAGCGATACGAGTTTTACCATAGAGTTGAGTCTAGCATTCCTTTTGATTTGGATTATATGAATCGAATCACGAAGAATGGATTGCCCAACAAAACTCTGAATATCATTCTTGCTGGCACTGGCGTTGGTAAGTCACTTGCTATGTGTCACTTTGCAGCGGCAAATCTGACGCAGGGTAAAAATGTTTTGTATATAACTCTGGAAATGAGTGAGGAAAAGATTGCGGAACGAATTGATGCCAACTTGATGAACACACCTTTAGACTATCTTCACCAGTTATCTAAAGATGAGTACATGAATAAAATATCAAAAATCAAGAGCAAGACTAAGGGTAAACTGATTGTCAAAGAGTATCCAACAGCATCGGCAAATGTTTCTCATTTTAAACATTTGATCAATGATGTAAAACTTAAGAAACAATTCAAGCCTGATATCATTTATATTGATTATCTCAATATATGCTCATCTTCTAGAATGAGAGCAAGTGCTACTGTTAACTCTTACACCTTGATTAAGAGTATTGCAGAGGAATTACGAGGAATGGCTGTCGAATATGATGTTCCTATTGTATCCGCAACACAAACTACTCGTGGTGGTTTTGCGAACTCGGATGTGGATTTGACTGATACCAGCGAATCATTTGGTCTTCCTGCAACCGCAGACTTTATGGTAGCATTAATCGCAACCGAAGAGTTGACAGACCTAAATCAGATTATGGTCAAGCAGTTGAAAAACAGGTATAATAGCCCTGATACATATAAGAGGTTTGTTATTGGTGTTGATAAATCCAAAATGAGACTGTATGATGTTGAGCAATCGGCACAAAACGACATTGTTGATAGTGGTCATGTGAATGACGATAAACCTATATTCGATCGTTCTGATTTTGGTACACGAGCGACTCAAGAAAGGGATTGGTCGCAACTGAAGTTTTCCTAATTATAAATAAGGGTTGTAGTTTAGGAAAATAAATGAAAACTTTTTCAAATTTTTTGTCGGAACAGAAGAACACTCACATGACCCACATTGAGGACAAGGTTCTCTACGGTGGTGTAAATGGTACCCGAGAAGCAATCTTTGCTCTGCGTGATATGCGGAATATGCTGTCGGGGCACGGCGGATCCGTCTCGGTCAAATGGGACGGGGCCCCTGCTATTTTTGCTGGTATAGATCCTAGTGACAAGAAATTCTTTGTTGCTAAGAAGGGTATATTCAATAAAAATCCTAAAGTGTATAAAACTCCGGCTGATATTGACGCAGATACTTCTGGTGATCTTGCCGCTAAACTGAAAGAAGCTTTAAAGCATCTCCCTAAACTTGGCATCAAAGGTGTCGTTCAGGGAGATTTTTTGTTTGGTCCTGGCGATGTAAAAGTCAAAACTATCGCTGGTGAAAAGTATGCAACCTTCCACCCCAACACAATTGTTTATGCAGTTCCTATAGAACAAGCTAGTGCAGTTCGTGCTGCTAAGATAGGGATTGTGTGGCACACCACATATACAGGAAAAGACTTTATGTCGATGCGAGCGACATATGGTGTGAATGTTTCGCAGTTTAGAAAATCCTTAGCTGTATGGTCACAAGATGCGATTTTGACTGATGTTACGAAAGCAACTATGACAAAGAAGGAGACTTCAGATGTTAACGCAATTTTATCAAAAATTGGAGTACTTTTTAACTCAATCAGTGGAACGACATTACGAACACTGGAGGCGAACCAACATCTCGCACAGCACATCGAAACCTTCAACAACACCTATGTCAGAGCCGGATCAATTATCGGAGACACAAAAGAACATACAGAAAAGTTGATTGGTTGGATTAGAGATAAATACCAAAAAGAAATTGATGCTAGAAAGACCGCAAAGGGTAAGAGTGCCCAGCAAGCAAAACTTGATGAGTTGCTTGAGTTTTTTTCCGAAGAGAATAAATCTAGTCTAGTAAAAATGTTCGAGTTGCAGAAGCTAATTGTTGATGCTAAACTTAGACTAATAAATAAGTTGAACGAGCTTCAATCTATTGACACGTTCGTTAGAACTAATAAGGGTTACAAAGTAACTGGTGCTGAAGGATTTGTTGCGGTTGATAAACTCAGCGGATCGGCAGTAAAACTTGTTGACCGTATGGAGTTTTCATACAACAACTTCTCACCTGACATAGTAAAAGGATGGCAAAAGTAAATGTACTCGTTCAAACAGTTTATTAATGAGCAACAAGGTAAGGAAGCATTCTTTTCATTTGGAAGAATGAACCCACCCACCGTTGGACACGGTAAACTTGTTGACGTGCTTGCCAGAAAAGCGGGCAGAAATCCGTTTTTTGTATATCTGTCACATTCGCAGGATCCTAAGAAAAATCCTCTGACATACGATCAGAAAATCAAGCACGTTCGTAAGATGTTCCCAAAACACTCTAAAAATATTATTCTGGATAAGAAAGTCAAAAACGTTTTTGATATTGCCGGTTCACTACATGCCAAAGGATTTGATAAAGTCACGATGGTTGTTGGTGCTGATAGAATATCTGAATTTGAAACACTGTTAAATAAGTATAATGGTGTAAAGGCCCGCCACGGATTTTATGACTTTAAACAGATCAATGTTGTATCTGCGGGGGATAGAGACCCTGACGCAGAAGGGGTTGAGGGAATGTCTGCTTCTAAGCAAAGAGCGAATGTCTCTAAGGGTGACTTTGACACATTTAAGAAAGGTGTTTCTGTCAGCATGTCTGCCACAGACACCAAAAAGTTGTTCGACGACTTGAGGGCTGGAATGGGAATGTCAAAAGTTAAATAATCATAAATACACATATAACTGCAGTAAGGCTAAGGCAAACCTGCGGTGGGATAAGACTAAGGTAAACTCCAATGGAAGATATGCAAACAGAAGTTCTGTCTATGCAGCAGCGCCGAAAACGCGGAATGCAGTTGCGCAGAAGAAAAACTAGAATTAAAAGACAACGCCAGTTGGTTATGCGACGATTTGCAGACCGAGCGCGCATTTCTAAAAGAGCCAGACGCGGAGCAAGAATGATGCTCAAGAAGCGTTATGCTGGCGGAAAATCCTACGGAAAGTTGTCACCCGCACAGAAAATGACTGTGGATAGACGCACAGAAAAGATGAAGAAATTCGTCAGTCGGGTTGCCGCACGTTTAACTCCACAATTCCGAAGAAAAGAAATCGAAAGAAAAAGAGGAACTAAATCAGAAGATTTGGATTTGGATTTTGGTTCTTTGTTTGTAGAAGATTACGATGATCCAAATACCGATGGGTTACGGATGGCAGAAGCTCAACTGTACGAAATCTCGGAAGATGCGTTATCAATCCTTGAAATTATGTCTGATATGGATGAAGAGCCTGATGAGTGGATTCTTTCTAAAATCACTTTAGCGTCAGACTATATTTCTACGGTTAGAGACTATCTCGAATAC